GCCGTCCCGTCCTGATATGTCCGGCTTGTCTGGCCAAATCGTCCGGCCTTGAGATTCTGAAAAGCGAAGTGGACATACTGAATCACTATCATCTTGAGCTGGTTCACTACATCAGAGCCGAACCCCGCCGTATAGGTCATCTTGATGTGGTCACTCAATCCCGACTTCCTTCTTATCGACCCGTAGAAAATTTCTATTTCATTTGGATCGATTTCTTGGCCGTCAATCGAAATGGAAGTAATACTTGCAATCGGATAAACCTTTGGATAATACCAATCGCCAGCATTATCTGCCTCTTCATTCTCAATCAACTGCTGAATTAGCTTTTCCGTCCCGAGTTCACGCTTGATAAATCCTTCAATTGTATCAACAGCCAGGCTAATAAACCCCTGATAGTCTTCTGGCGTAATTTCCTCATCGGGTTCAAGGAAGTTCGCAGTCCAGAGTTCGCTCATTTCGTCTCCGGTATTTTCGATCTCACGGCCAGGCAATACACCAGGCCTTTGATTTTTTTATACTCTTCTTCGTTGACTTCGAATGTTTCGGGAAGGTTGTATCGCTCCAGAATTTTCTCAATCATCATCTTCTGCTTTTCGGTCTTTGCCTTCACCATCATTTCGGTTCAGCTCCCAAGAAAGATAAGGCAGAGGGGAGACCGCCCGAAAAAGCAATCTCCCCCTGCTCGTTCACTCGTCAACTTGCGGTATTGGCTAATACTCTCAGGCCTTGCGGGTCAACAGGATATCCGCCCTTCAGGAATTCAAACAGGAAGCCAACCTTGCCAGAAGCAGCATAAAGTTCATCCAGCCTCTGAACAACAACATAAGGATTGTCCGTAATCCAATAGCCCTGGAGGTCACCAAAAATCATCAGGTCTTCGCTACCGGTAGAGATTGCAGAGGTCATGTCAGGACAGGAAATCACTGGCCGGCCAAGAATAGTGTTCGGTTCGGGCCCAATAACATCACCAAAGGCATAGGAGTTCCATTTAATATTTTCAACTGGGGTGGCGCCGGCTGTCACGGCTGATTTGATTTTCGAGAGGAATAACATCCAGGCATCGTTCGTGCACCATACGCCTCTCGACCTGGCATAGGACGGCACATTGTAATAGGCTTTTTTAACATCATCAAATGTTAAAGTATCGTGTGTGCCGAGAGTAACCCTGGTCAAAATTGAAGTAGTATCGGTAGCCAGGAGCCCAAAAGGCTCATTACTCCCTGTGCCATTAACGAATTTCGTTCCTTCGCTCTTGGCCACATACCGGCCAACCAGACCGGCAATGAAATCTTCCAGGTTCACAATAGTGTCAGAGGCCAGCATCTTCCGGCTAACCAGAACAAGGGCAGTCTGAGGATATTGAATAATCTTTTTTGAAGCCAGGAGAGAACCAGAGGTAATACCTTCAGTCCTGGTCCCGGTCTCGCCTGGCCAGGCCACGTCAATTCCAGCATTCTCTTTTACCACATCAATATCGCCAGCTACGGTATTCACAAAAGCATACTGACGGATAGGACTATATTGAGCCACCTTTTCTACGACTTTACCAAAGAGCTTCTGGGGAATCAGATACCCTCCCTGAGCGGCAGTGGTGTTAATGGGATAATAATCAGTTTTCAGTTCCGGGGGCTCTTTTCCGGTCTTTGCCCATTCCCAGAATTTGGCCTCATATTTCTTTGCATCTTCATCTTTCTGGTCAAGGCCCTTGAATCCGGCCGCCTTCATTTCCAGGATTTGCTTTTCCAGGCCTTCGATTTTTTCCTTAAGTTCTTTTCTTTCTAATTCTTCCTTTTCCATTTTTTCTTTCTCCTTTTCATTGTCCTTCAGAGGCACGTCTATCTTGCCTGACTGAGTGGTTTTCTCCGGCTCAGTATCCCGAGTGGTTTTCTCCGGCTCGGGCGGCTCAGTAGAACTAAACTCTGGAGGCTCTTTATCGAAATCTTTATCGAGATTATCCTGGTTCATGTCTTTCCCTTCAACATCGCCAATATCATCATCGGTTGACAATTTCGAAATGTCAAGAGTCTTGACCGTTTCGATCACCGCCGCCGGCTGGGCTGGGAAGGTCACGGCCGATACTTCCCAGAGTTTTATCTCCGTGATTATTCTGCCTCGACCTTCGTCAACATTTTCCCATTTGACCAGCTCGAACCCAATCGATAGGCCATTAACGGCCTGCTCTTTCATCAAGGCTCGGGCCCTGCTGCTCTCTGGACGTCCAGGATTAGTTTACCATTAGTAATCTTCAGTCCTTTCTCATCCTCTTCCATCTCGACCCAGCCAATTGTCTCCTTAACCATGTGCTGCCAGAGAAACGGGAACCTCTTTTTTTCTGATAGTGTTTTCTTGAAGGCCCCTGGTTTGATGATGTCGCCGTCTAAATCCTCAAGCTCAAAAACCGAGGCATAGCCCGTGAAGTGTCCTTCATCGTCCGGCTCTGTGAATTTCGCTCGGAAGTTTTTGATCTGAATCATTTTTTGTTTTCCCATCTTTTCCTCCTAATATGGAAGCAGGGTGCATCTGCAGTTGCAAACTTGCTCTGGCCCTGCTTTCGGATCGCCTGGGTAAGCCATTGCCTGGCCCCCGATTATAAAATCTTCTGATATCGGTATAGGATTCTGGCTGTATTCTTCATCTGCCTGAATATGATCCTCTCTAGACGTTGGAAGCATTGAACACAGCCAGCCCTTGTGTTCAGTCCCTTCTTCTTTCATCCCTTCGAGCTGACCGAAGTTGTCAAGCTTGGCCGTTTCTGTGAATGCCCAGAGGCGTGCCTTCCATCCGGCCCAATCAATCATATCATCCCATATTTTCTCAGCCAGCTGCATGACTGACAGCGGCGGCTCTGACATCTGTGCCTCTTCAATTATCTTCTTGATTTTCAGTATCGTAGTCTTCGCCACCTGTGTCCCGCTCTCTATCATCATCAGCTCAACCAGGGCGTTGAACTTTTCTCTCCAGGCCACAGGGATATCGTCAGGGTCGGCCTGTTTTTCTGAGAGAAAGTAATCAATGTCTTTCCTGGCCGCTCTCTGGCCTGCTCTGAATCCAAGGATTAGCATTTCCTCGTAGGCCGGCCGCATAAACTGCTGGTAATCACGGCTGAGTTCTTCCTGGCTGGCATATTCCAGAATTTTCGGTATTCCGCCTTTTTTTGCACAATAATTGAGCTGTCTGGCCACATCCCTTAGCCATTGGTCAATAGCCGGCTCAAGCTTCGCAGCCATCCTATCTGTCCGGCCCTTGTAAGCTTTCCAGAGAATACTTTTCCTTTCTCTAGGTGCCCAGAATTGGTCACCTTTAGTTGTTATTTTGGTTGTCAATTGAGTTGGCGATTGCTTGGCAGTTTTTCCTGAAGGCTTCACACTCAGAAGCGGAATATCTGAAAGCGTCCCCATTACCACGTCACCACCAGGCAGGCCTTCGTATCCCAAAAATTGCCTCTGTTCATTGATGGTGAGAAACCTCAACCCGTTGGCTATTTCAGCCTTTTCTTTCCAATCATCCTGGAGTGCCTCAATGTTGGCTCTATCAATCTGAAGCCACATTCCCTTGCCCCAGAGCGGAACGATTGAGCGGTTGAATTCGTCAATGATGAAATCGCATAGTGGCAGCACGGTCTCCAGGTAGAAAGCCCGCCTGGCCTCTTTCATATTCGAGTATGTTTTGTTTTCTGAGTCACCCAGCAATTCTGATGGCACATCGAATAGGGCGGCCATCTGCCTGAGATAGACCTTCATCATTTCAACCCAATCAGCGTCCTTGATTGTCATTCCAGCCGGCTTCCATTCTAGCCCGCCTTCAAGAAATACTGACCGGCCAGCATTTGCGGCACCGGCCCACTCCGATTCAAACTTGGTCTGAATCTCTCGCTTCTTGGTCGGCCCCAACGGCTCGTCTGTCACTATAATTCCGGGCGGCCTCATATCGTTGTGTAGCAGCGCCAGATTCCATTTTTCAGTCAGGGCCAGAATGTCGGCCAATTGCTGACCTGGAAGATAGAATGGCAGGCCATAATAATCATTTCCAGGGTGCGGGTGCCGAATATGACAGATTTCCTCCTTCTTGAACTCTCTAATTCTTTTTCCCTTGAATTTGTATCCTGCAATAAGGCCCGTCTCGCTATCAATGACAACTTCCATCCCGATAGGATTGACAAGAAACAATGAACCGGTCTGTCCGCTTTTAGCGATGTAGATATAGGCATTACCAGCAAGAAGTAGATGAGTTGTTAGCCTCTGGTAGAATGACCGGCTTCCTTCAGATAGGTTCGGGTTATAGAGCATATCAAGAATCGGGTGCTGGTCAATCTTTCCTTTTGGCCCCCAAAGTTCAAATTCTAATCCACCGACCGCCTTTGCAATTTTCGTCACGCAAGCAAACAGGGCATAGTTCCCGCAGTAAGCGTCTATAGCATTAGAGAATTGGTCAGAATGATAGCCACCCAGCCCCCAGAAATACATTCCGGCGCTCGAATACGGCGGTTGTATTGTCTGGCTAGCCGCCTTCATTTCCTGAACCACTTCTTCTTTTTTCTTCCGTGAGAATATACTCATCTCATATACTCCTCACACCAGGCCAGGCTTCTCTGGTTGCCGCCCAGTAAGCCAGAGCCAAGCTCATCACGCAGTCGTCTGTCATTCCTTCCGGTGCCTGATAGCTGATATTGCCGCTCTCGCTCTGTTTGTAATCCAATGCCTTCAATTCTTCGATTAGAATCGGAATATTAGGCAGCTTCAATTTTTTCTCACCAAAGCCAAATATCAAGTTCTGAGCCAATGACCGCTTTTTCTCAGCCGTGAACGTGAAGCCCCGCACATATACATCAGAAAGAAGAAGTTCTTGAACTATCGGGTCACCTACACCTGTTTGGTCAACCAA